TTGCGGTTCATGGCCTCGAGGGCAAGGAGGAAGTCCTCGTTCTCTTCAGCTACTTCTCCAAGCTGGTTAAGTCGCTGGCGCTCAAGGGACATGCCCTTCTTCTGCTCGGCGGTGAGAGCCTGCAGTCGGTCGAACTTAGGATTGATCTTGGCGACACGCATCTTACCGCCGGAGATAACAGCGTCATTGATCGTGCGACCAGACCCAGCTCGCTTGGTCCGTCCATTGGCAATAGCGCTGGGGAGTGCGCTTGCCTTGCGGCCCTTAGTTGCGGCTGGTGTTGCTTCAGTCTTGATTGGCGTGCCAGGAGCGGCAACTGCCGCAGTCTTCTGGCCACGGATCTCCTTGCGGGCAGTCTCGATGGCCTTCTTAATCCCTTGAATGTTTCCTTGAGTGACGACGTTAGGGTCGGTCGTGATCATGGAAGGAACTTCCTTGCCATTCACGAAGGACCCAGAGGTCATCTTCAATTTGTCTTTAGGCATTTGTTATCTCCCCAAAATAGCTGAACACAGGCTTCGTCACCGGGTTCGAAGGATTTCTGGTCGCGTGCCTCACCGACAGCGCCAGTGCCATTACGGCATCAGTTTCCAGCTTCTTGTCATCTAGCTTGTAGCCCAGCAGCTGGCGCCGGAGCTCCATCCAAGCGCCCCTACGTGGGAGCTTGATCTGTCCCTTGTCGATCACCGCTTTCAGGTCCGAAAGAAGCTCAAGCTTCTTGGCCCTGGTGCCGCCGAAGTCGTAGTCCCTCAGTGGCTTGATGATGCTGAACTCCTGGCGGAAAAGCTTCCCGCCGAATCCAGTTGAGTCAATGGTGCTTGTGCATGCAGCGCCGTCCTGGTTGTAGAGAAGGTGGCCTTCGCGCACCATGTTGACCACCGCAGGGATTGTCTGCTTTCCAATCTTCCTCCGGCACCGGACTCCAACCATAAGGTTGCGCTCCGTGTAGTCAATGGTGATCGCCCAGGTTGCATCGGATGAGATGCCAGGGTCAATGCCCTGCGAGTACCTTCGGCCCTTCGCTGGAGGAATTTCCTCCTCAAAGTCTACGAAGCATTTATCAATCATCTCTGAGTTAAAATATGCATCCCGAGACTCGATGAAGAACCCGTCGATGTTCTGCGGCACCAGGTACTCAGCCTGTTGGCGAACAATCGATTCGAATGTGGAAGAGTTAAGTCCGTAGCCTACGTTGTCTCTTGTCGAGAGCCGGAAGCTCATGAATTGCTCATCCTTGTTTGGGTTGACTGGGTTGCCCAGCTCCCACAGGTCTGCGTAGTCGTTGATACCTTCCGTCGGTGTGCCAATGAAGTGTAGCTGTCCACCTGTCGAGAGTCGTCGTAGGTTTAGAACCTCTTGGTAAATCATGAGGAGGTGAGGCTCGAAGGCTGCCTCGTCAAACGAGATGCCATTCATGTCCTTGCCTAGGAGTGCCTTAGCCTTGTCCTGCGTGGTGCGGAAGTGGATGTTCGCCCCGCCGAAGATTGGGTCAACCTTGATCCACAGGTACTCGCCCCGCCACTTCTTCTCGAAGTTGTAGACCGGACCGATCTCTTTCACTATTGGACATCCTCTACCTCGTTGGGCGGGGTGGCCTCCTTGCAGAAGCATCGATAGTTCCCTATGCACCAACTCAGCAGTTTCCTGCTGGATACCAATGTGATACCATTCGTAAGGCTCGGTAGTCCAACGCTCTGCGTCCTCAATGGACCCGTTAGTCGGGGGACGAAGTCCCAGCTTGTAGGTGGCAGAGTGCAGGACTCCAACCGCCATCCCCAAAGTCTTACCAGCCCGGTTACCGGCGCTGCATACAGTGGTCAGGTATTTGGGCCTGAACCCTGTCTCATCACGGGCAACCATACCTTCTAACCAGGCCAACTGGCCCGGATTGAGATTGACACCTAGCCAACGAGAGGCGAAGAAACCGATGTCGGTCCGACCTCTGGTTAGATCTTGGGCAATCTCAGCATTAATGTTCAAGCAGTCTTTCCTTTGTTTCTAGCGCTGATGGCCTTGGCCTTGGCCTTGGCATCTGCTTTGCTGCTAGCCCCCCACGCTTGAAGGGAGAGCAGGAGACGCGTCGGTCGCCCCTTAGAGTCTCGCTCCGGCCCAGGCATGTTACCCATGCGGGCCAGGAACGACGCTCGACGCGGATTGTCGCCGGACTTAACCGGCGCCTTGAGCGTGCCCCCCTTGTAGGAAGCACGCCCCTTAGCATTGAGCCCACCCGCAGGGTTCTTGCCCTCTTTGCGGGTCCAGGCTGGAGTCTTAGCCACGCTGGGCTACGGTGCGCTGACCGGCTTTGTTGGTACCAAAGAGAGTCTTGCCGCCCTTAGGAAGCTTCTTTCCCTTTGCTGGCTTGCCCTTAGGCTTGGCCTTTCCCTTAGCGCCCTTCTTGGCGTACATATCCGTAAGGAATGCTGGCATCTTCTTTCCTGGCATTATCGTCCTCTCGTCCCGCCTTTGGCGAGCCCTTCTTTATTCTTGCGCAGGATGTAGTCCTTTCGGGACTCTCCTTGCTTGGCCTTCTCAGCTGGCATTACAACCTTGTCCTTATAGACCTGGGCTGCAGTTCGCTTTGACTTCTCTGGATGAGCTGAGTCAAATGGAGCATAGTCCATAGACTTACCAGCTTGAACATAAACTGGACGTGGCTTAGGACTGCCTGGCTTGCCCTTCGGCTTAGTAGGCTTCCCGCCGCCATCGGCCATCTGCGTGGACTTGCGGCCACCGCCACGACCGGAGTCTCGGGAGAACCCAGCTTCCTTGCGGACCTTTACGGAACCGCCGTCATAAGTAGTAACGCCGGTGGCGTTGCTCTTCGACTTTCGCTTGTCCTCCTTGAGTGTACCAAGTGCTACGCGATAGTTGTCGATCTGAGCCCAGACCTTCTTCTTCTCAGAATAGTTCTTGAACTTTCCGGTCTTAACGTACTTAACAAGACGCTGCATGTCGGCAAGGATGTCCTTGCGTGTCTGCGTGCCTCGGGCTGGTGCGCCACTGCTGTAGCGCTTCTGCCCTGGCTTTGGCTTCCCTACGTTACCTGTGGATTCTGTTTTTGCTCCGCCATCAACACTTCGTGGTGCTGGCTTCTTGGGTGTTGGTGCCATAGTTATTCTCCCTTACGTCCGAACGCAACATCGTCCGGGTTAAGCCAGCGAAGGATAACTGGGAGAACAGCTGCAAGGCCTGCTGCCGCGAGCGAGCGAAGGCCGTCACGGTTAAGGTCAAGAACGCTGTCTCCAAGCGCGATCAGCTGGGCGACTACTGCGGCAAGGAATGAACGTCCCCAGGACGCCAATACTGCCTTAATCTCTTGGTTCATTGTCTACCTCCTCTGCGATCAGAGTATATGATCCGCCCCCGAGAATCCCAGCCATTGCGACTGCGAGACCTCGATCTGCGTTCTTTTCCTTTCTTCGGTCCAGCATTTCCTGGGCCCGGAGTCCCTCCGACAGGGTCGGAGTCAGATCCCCATTTTCGACCATCTTGAAGACGTATCCGCTTACAAGCTTGGCCAAGTCGTTGTTTGTAGCCTCTATCTTTACCGCCTGCTGCACCCTCTTGGCTACTTCCCTACGAGCACTCATGTGCTCTTCGGTAAGGTGTTGGCGCTTGTGGTTTCCTAAGGTGATCCTGCTGATGTAGGCGTTCTCTGCCTTTAGCCACAGGCTGATCTTGATGTCTGACATCCCCTCTGTCATCTTTCGGTTGATGACGTCTACGAGTGGGCTTGAGCAGACTGCGCACTTACTCAACATCAGGATTTGGGATGAGGTCTTGCTGGCACACGCCGCAGACAAGGTGGCAAGGCTCCCCATTTTCATTTAGCTTAACCCAGTAGCTTACCTCGCCAAGGTCGGCATTAGGGCAATTATCCGTCTCGCAGGTAACTGTTACGCTTGCAAACTGCATCTTATACCTCAGGTCTTAATGATAAAGTTAAGCAGCGTGGACTTAGGCGATACCGTTCCGTTTGCGCTCATAGCTGACGACGTTACGGATGTTGCCCCGAGGTTGGTCACGGCGCCCGTAACGGTGTGTGTAAGGTTGGAGCTTTCTGCTCCGGATGTCACCGCGGCAGGGTTGGTTGTGTGCGTGTGGGAAGTGCTTGCCACACCTTGCGATGTGCCACTACCGGTGAATAGAATAACCGAAGTGCTACCAGTTGGAGCAGATGATGTTGTAGAGGCAACGTCAACGCTGTGCGTGTGGTCGCCGTGTGTGGAAACGGCAATGGTATCAGAGTGACCGTGTGCAATATCTGTGGTGTGCGTGTGGGCGATGCTGTTTGTTGTATTTGGAGCGAATGTTCCGCTATTGTTTGCCCAGCCCAACGAAGTATCTGACCTACCTGCAGCAAATCTGTCGCGCATATCTGGGAGTGCAAACGTCCCAGACGCTACGCCAAATACCGCTGCTAGCGCCGGGTAAGTTGACTGGCTGATTGTTGACCCGTCAAGGAACAACCACCCAGTAGGTGCTGTCGCAGTCATCCACATAGCCACAGATCCTGTTGGCATAAGAGCGCCGTGTGTGTGGTTGGAAAGACTTACTGCTGTTCCACCCTGTGAGAGTGTTCCAGATGTTACGTCAAGACCGGTTGTGGCAACAGTTACTCTCTCTGTCCCTCCAATATCAAATGACAACGTGTCGTCAGAGGTAATGTAGTTTTTTCCTGCTTGCCCAACAAGTTCTAGTTCAGCAAATCCCGACCCGCCAGCACTAAGCCCAACTGTTACGCTTGATGGGCCAACTACCTCAAGTTGATGGGATGGTGCGTTGGTTCCGATACCAAACTTACCAGCGGCAGTAATCCTGACCCGCTCTGCGCCACCTGTTCCAAGCACAAGCGCACCGGCAGTTTCTGCGTTCCACAAATATCCAACATCGGTATCTGCCATGAGCAGGTACATACCGTCTTCGGTTCCAGATCCAGATGTGGTGTTTAGAAGCTGAACTTTGGAATCTGCCTTATTGATTTGCAGGTTATTTGCAAACGATGTGTGCGTGTGCCCTGCTGTTGCTCCAGGAGCGGCCCAGATCGTGTCGTAGTCGGTGCTGCTGTTCTTGGTTAGGATCTGGCCTGAGGTTCCGCCAGCGGCTACTCCTGGTCCAGTAGCGCCAGTGGCGCCAGCAGGCCCAGTAGCGCCAGTGGCCCCAGTAGCTCCGTTAGTGCCGTTGGCCCCGGCAGGACCGGCAGGACCGGTAGCACCAGTGGCACCAGTGGCGCCCGTAGCGCCCGTTGCTCCGGTAGCACCTGTTGGGCCAGCTGGTCCGGGAGTGCCGCCAGTAGTTTCCAGCGTAGTCACGCGAGCCCTAAGAGTAGCACCCTCATCCGAGTCTAGCCATACCAGGGTAGGCTCTACTCCGCCGATGTCCTCGTTGAACTCCTCGTAGTATTCGTCCGGGATCTCGAACACGGTATCTGCCGGGCCCTCAACGAGGAGCCCGTTCCACCGCAACGATATTGGACGTCCAAACTTAAACCGTGCCATTAAGACTCCTTAATGTTCCCTCTATAAATATCCAGTCTTGTCAAGAGCTGTGCACATCTACAGGTGGTAGCAATCTAGCTACGACAGAGGACAGGGCGTCGGCAGCGCGCTCGATTTCCTTCTCAAAGACTGTGGAAAGAAGCGAATATGCCTCAGTTCCTAGTACCCCGTTAAGGGATTCTACGGTCCTCTCCGGCCCGGAATAGTGGACATGGAGCAGCTCGTGGGCCACAATGCGGCGCTTCTCGTCGCTGTCAAGCCCCCAGAAGTCGCTGGAAACTCGGAGAGTTGCGGTCCAAAGGTTGTCTGAAACCTCGATATCCGCCCAGTTATCCTCTTCCGTGGGGTGCTTAGATACCTCTACCTTCCATTGGGCTAGCCCAAAGATAGGCAAGCATCGGTTGATGTAGGTCTGTAGCTCTGGAATACTGTACACTTTTACCCTCCGTTTCTATAAATGCTAAATGGATCCTTATCGTCAGGTTCCGCCTGTTCGTTAGCCGTTGCAACATTGTTCGGAACCATGTTGTTCATCTGGTTTCCGGAGACTGCGCTGTACAGCGAGTCTGCAATTGCGGACCCAGCCACGCTACCTGCCATGGCGCCGGTGAATGAACCGGCCACTGGCAATGCTGCCGTCCCTGCTACAGCTCCGACAGCACCACCACCAAAGCCGCCAATGATGTTGATTAGGGTGCGCAACATGTCGCCCTTGTTCATGGCAGTAAACCCTAGGGCTGCAGCCGAGGAGGCCACTGGGTTGATTGCCCCAAGAACTTCAAAGGCTGCGGCAGTCTTAATGTCGTCTTCTGAAAGATTTCCTTGCATCAGCCCCATACCAGCTGTAACAGCCATACCAGCTCCCACACCGCCGATTGCATGAGCCGTCCTGACTGATCGCATCTTAGACGCATACCGGCGATATAGCTGCTTCATTGTTTCGGTCTCTGTGCGCCGCTCAGATCCAAGCGGTGCGCCTGGTCGGCTGGTTGTAAGGGCCTCCACAACCTTGCCGTCTCGGATGGATCCAGCATCCAGGGCAGCGTCAAGCATTGGGTCGACACCACGAATAGGAGTTTCACCAAGTAACTCTGCATTTCGGGCAAGGAAATTGTCGATATCGGAGTCTGCGTACTTGGCATCCTTTCCTTCAAAGATTACCTCAGAAGGAGATTTAATATGCGCAAGGGCTCCAAGGTTTGGGTTTCCGTTGTTAAGAGCCTTTCTAATCGAGAATGCGCCAGCTGTCCTGCCGTCTGCGTCAAGACCGTCAAACTTATCCGAGATCTCTACGGTCTCCTTTGCCATCTCCCGTAGGTCTAGGTTAGGGAACGGGGGCTCTACGCCCTGCGCAATTGCCATCTCGTTGATGCGAGTAAAGAAACCGTACCGCATGTATGTATCAAGCATTCTGGTTACAAACTTGATTGTAGCGGAATCATACTTCCGCATCTTTGACATTGCTTCTATTACCCTATTCGCCTCTTTCTGGCTAATCCCAAACGCCATGAGGGCCTCTGGCCGAATAGACATCATGTATCTGCCGGTGTTATCTGTTGTTGGGATAATCTCAAATACGTCACCTGCTCCATGCTGGGCAAGGACATTTCGCACTCGGTCCTGAGTTTGTTCGAAATTAGTTTCCTCTGCAAGAGGCTGGTATCCGTACTCAAATGTCATCTGCTCAAGGGTGTCGAACTCCAATAGCTTTCCGGTCTTCTTGTCAAGAGTTACCTTCGCCACATAGACCTCATAATTGAACAGGCCTGGGGATCCAGGGATTGGCTTTCTAATTAGAACAAACTTCATTTGCTGAGACTTGGCAAATTCAATCATTTCTTGCCCGTACTCGGTCTCTTTTAGCATGTCGATATAATTATCTGTAAGCAGCCCCATGTTGCTGCCATCAGTCGTCTTAAGTTCAGGAATCTCTCCTGTTTGAGCGGCGAATAGTGCGTTTGGTACATGGATCATCTTGCCACCACTTGCAGCAAAGTCGTCCGCAATCTTCTGCTTTAGCTGGTCTGCGTAGATAATGTTGTTGATGAACTTAACCCAACCGTCACCTGCTTGGTCAAGAGCGGTATGAGTTGAGTAGTACCTGTAGGCCTTCCAGGCAAGGCGCCTCCACTCCTCAGTGCTAAACGTAGTTCCTGGCGTAGAAGTTGGTGTCGGAGCGGACCCAGTTGTAACTGGCAGATCCACAACGGAACCCTTGTACTTCTTACCAAACGTCTTGGCAACCTTCTTCATTACGTTATTCTCTTGTTCAGTTACGTACTCTGCCCAGAGTCGCTGCATTTCCTCATCATACGGGTCAACCTGGCCGGTATTAGGGTCTCCACCGCGCACGATATTGTATTTACCGTCGCGTGGCTTGAAGATTCTAGCGGCCTCGGGCTTGCCTTTGTCCTCTTGAAGAATAGCCTTTGCAAAGTCATCAGGGTATGCTGAATCTGCAATTGCCCTGTAGTTACCTTTGTTTTCAATCAGGGAAATAAGGATAGCACGGAACCTTGGGTCTTTGGCGGTGCGCAGCTCGTCGACTAGCGCACGAGCCTCTTTGGAAATACCTTCAATGAGCGTCCCAGTCGACCCATCAGGGCTTCTTACCTCAGTTACCTCCCTGCCGATTGCGTCTGGGTTTGTTTCCAGTAACTGCAGGATTGCCTCAAAGTCTCCGCCGAGGCTGGCAATCTGGTCATAGACTTCAATAGGCTTAGTTGTTAGGCCGTCATCTGTCTCTCGCACAGAGTCAATGGCAACGTCTCGCCGGCCAGTACGAGCAAGGTAATCTGCAGATGCCATATCCTGTGCGATGATGTATGCCGCACGATCGATAGGAGTGATGTCTGCTTCGTCGTAGAATCCAAGTTGGTCCCAATCAATGAATTGCATGCCGGCAGCCCCGGCTGCTCGAGAAGATGTACTAAGTCCAGGTGTGGAGCTGATAGGGCGACCCATGTCGTAAGTTGTTCGAACGATCGTGCCTAGCTTTCTGGATAGCAAACGCCACTCTAGATCTGTCATCTGTGGCATCCTATCGCGGATCTTCTCCAGCCATGCGTCCTGTGCGGTCGTCACAACTTGAGTGCGGCCAAGCTCATCATATACCGCTGCTAGCTCAGAAGATAGGTCAACAATATCCTTAACGTCCCTCTTCTGGCCCCTTGCGTTCCTGGCGTCCCAGTTTGCCTTTGTGCCTCGCACTGAAAGCATAAAGAGAAGGTGACCAACGAGCCTTCTGACTTTGGCGCGACGGGTAGGATCGAGAGGTGTCCATTCAATCTTGGTTGGGGATGGGTCCTGAGACGCCTCTCGCATAATAATATCCTCGTCGTCGGATGCGGTCAATGCGTCTTTCTTTTCTCGAATCGTCCTGGTTGAAACCTCGTACGGGTGCTGGCTTTCTTCATAAACTGCACCCGCATCGTACAAGTTTCTTGTCGGCACTACAGCCCTTGGCTGCACAAGCTTAAGTGGCTCGGACTCTGGGAAGTTATAATCGGCAGGGTCAGAGCTAATGCGCTCCATAATAAGTTGCGCAATTGCCATTTGCATGCGCATATGCGGAGGCAGCGTTACCCTTCCCCTGCCCGGGATGTCAACTTCATCAGGCAGGGAAGCCCCGATCTCTGTAACCCTTGGGTCATCCATAAGGGTTCTGAAGTACGCCTTTAGCGCCTTTGCATTTTGCTGCATGTACAGTACGAGTTCTTTTGTATACGGCGTAGCCTTAATGCTTGTCCTTGGACCACTCTCTAGTGGCTTCCCGTCAGGGCCAACTGAGTAAAGTCCTGATCGGAATCGTCCCAAACCGCTGATAGTGCGAGGCTTTTCTGACTTTCCCGGGCTTCCGGCCTCACCTTCCCACGAGCGTGCCTGGGAACGATACATCATTCCAAAGTCTGTTTCTGAGCTAAGCATACCCATTGGGCCTGATCCGTATACTTCCGGCAAGCTAGCTGTGCCAAGAACTTCTGCAACAAACATGGCTACACGCGCTCGATAATCAGCAATATTGCGGGCCATGAATGGAATGTGTTCAGTATTGGCTAGGATTTCTGCAAGGATTGGCTGGGATGGGTCAACTCCGGCACGCCGGAAGATAGGCCATGACTCCTGGCCAAGCAGAACAGTCTGCTCGACCGATCCGTCAACGCCTAGTGGCGTGACTGGTGCCTGCAATGCAGCTCGACCAATTTCTCCCTGCACTTGGCGGGCGTCTGCGCGGGCAATAATGTCAAGTTGGTCCTCTGTTCGTCGTGAAACGTCACGCGCAGGTGTGCCGGCCTCTACAAGCGCTGCATCTTCGCGCTGCATTTCAAGGCCTTCTCGCAAATCTGTACCAGAAATAGCCCCATACCCTGGCCGCGTCCTGCCGTAGTCCTTGTTGTCACCACGATCGAACTTTCCAGTGACATCCCCTAGGTACCAACGTGCTCCGGCGTCGTCTTCGTACCCTTCTGCTGGCAGTTTCAGGCTACTTGGGGCGCCAAGGTCAGGCATTGTGCCATCCTCATGCCCAAGCACAGCTGTGGCCACGCCAGAACGCCAGTCAGGTGACGTGCTCTCTACGTCTACGTCGCGCACAAGCACAGCTGGTGCGCTTCCCCACATTCCTACAGAAAGGATTGGCCCCTCAGTAAGGGCAAAGAGTGACTTCATAGACTTCGGAGCGTTTTTCATATTGCGCATTGCTTCTGCAGTTGCGTCAGTTACCGGGTTGCCTTGCTCATCGTACATTTGTACGGGGATTTGGCGCTCCCTGTCTACGAATGGCTCTGGCACAAGGGCCAAACTGATCTGCTCGCCCATTGGTGTGCGCAGCGGTAGGGTGTGCTTGACCGCAGGGAAGACGTATGGGTCAACGTCAATGCGTAGTCTGGGGAATGTCTTGGCCTGGACGATCCTGCTTAGGTCAATATCCTCGCCAATTCGGAACGGAGGTGTTACGGCAGCTCCGTTCTTAGCCGCAACCTCTACAAGAGGGTGGTCTGCCGGCAGAACGAGGATGCCTTCGCGGTTGCCAATGAGTCGGCCCTCGCCATTTGCGGAGCGGATTGAGTCATTTAGACCAAACTTCTCGCCGTCTAGGCGGACAACAACGAACTCTATGGTCGGCAGCATGGCACGTCGCCGTGCCGTTTCGGCTGCGATTATCTTTTCGTCAAGTGTGTACTCGATATTGCCGCCAACGCCGATGTCTGTGTTCGTAGCATCCGACCATTGTGCGCTTGTGTCAGAGAAACCCAGGTACCCAAGCTCCTCCTTGAGAGATCCAATGATCGCTCCCTCAAGCATGCCGTCTCGCAGGCCCCTTGTGCCGCCACCTTCGGACGCTTGCAGCTCTGCCGTTGGGTCTGTGGATAGCACAAAGCCGATTGCCGCCTTGTTCGTCTCTGGGTCTGGGTGCATTGGGTTGATGAACGACGGTACGTCTAGCCCCTGGGCGTCGACTTGCTGCCATCGCTGGTCGACGATGCCTGCTCGGTCGAGCGCAAAGCGCCGTCGGCTGGCTGTTTGATAGCGGACGATGTTGTTAACCGTCATCGGCACACCGTTTACCACGATATGTGACATGAGCGGGCGCTTGATCGTGCCCTCCTCAGTCTCAACTGTACGGATATCTTCGCCGGTTAGCTCACGTACACGGTCCAGAATCTCCTGGCTAAGGTTTTCCAGCGCCATGGACGGAACCGGTACCTTCTGACCGCGTGCCTTCTTGGGGTCAAACTGAAGGTAAGAGTTGTTTACAATATCTGAGTCAATCTCCGTAACAAGCTTTGACAGCAGCGTAACTGCCGAAGACGACTCTGGGTGGTGCAAAGCGCCGCCGTCGCCAAGCTCGTCGATCAATCGGACGATCTCGTCCAGCATTTCGCGTTGCACGCCGTAGTTCTTTTGTTCCTGAGCTAGGAAGTATGGTCGGTGTGTGTCTGCGCCACTGGTTGCTGAGCCGTTTCGTACCTGTTCCAGCAGTTCCTGCTCAACTCCGGCACGAGTCATAATCTCGTCAAACTCCTTGCGGAACTGGGCCAAACGTGGTGAGCCCTGCAGATCCTTCTCGACGAATCCTAGCGCATAGTGGAAGAGTGTCTGCCGCATGGCTAGACGCCCACGCCTGTGGCTTTCTGGGTCGGCCAGGTCGTCACGCGCTGCCAGGTTCTTGCCGTTCAGGCTGTTCTCGCCAAACCACTTGGCGAATAGAAGATACAGATCGTCTAGTGGGTTGAGTGATCCGTAGTTAAGGATCTCTCCGCGTACTGCTGAGATTTTTGCTAGCAGTCGCTTCCGCTCCATCGCAGCAGCCAGAACATCCGCGCTACCGCCGACAGCCTTGCTAGCCTTAATCCTACCCTGGATTGCCGGGTCACGCAGGTCTGCCTCTACAACAAGATCCTGCCACTCCCTGGACCCTTGTGATTGCTCTCGAGCTTCAACCCTAGCGGCCTCATCTGGTGTCAGTTTCAGGGCTTCACGTCGCGCGGCAATCTCACCCTTCGTTTCTGGTGTGCCACCTGGTCGGGAAGCTGACAGCTCAGTCTCTGCAGCCTGCAGCATAGCCAGCTGGTCAGGGGAAAGGCCTACCCCCTCATCGAGGGTCGTCGCCGTTGTGTTGTTTTCGGGGGCATCCAGCCCTTCCATAAGAGGCCCTGGGATGCCCATTTGCGCCAAGCTGGGGCTCGTTTCCCCTGGAGGTGGTGTCTGTACTACCCCCGGCTGTGTTTCGGGCCCCTGTGCTCGCTGGGCGGCTGTTTCTGCCATGACGGCTGGTGAGGCGCTGGCCGTAGCCTTGCGGGTGATGAAGTCCATTGCGGCTTCTGCTGGGATCTGGCCGCCAGTTGAGCCTGCTACTGATTGCGCCAAGCGCAGGGCCTTGTCCTGGATGCCGACCGGGCTATCCCCAGCTACGACGGCCTGCTGGATCTTGCGGAACTCATCAACGAAGTACTTGCTACCCTTGATGATCTTGCCAATCTCTACGTCAAGGGCGTCCTGTGGCGTTGGCGCTACCGGAGCTACGGGGGGAACAGCAGTACCCCCAGCTGCCGGAGCGGAGGGGGCGGCAGCAGCTGGGGGTGTAGTTGGTTCGGCGGGTGCCTTGGGCGCAGCCTTGCCTTCGATCTGCTGGTCGACAACTTGGTTGGCGTTCTTCAGACCTTCTTCTAGCTGCTTCTGGATCTTGGTGTTCTTCTTGGCCATGTTCTCCCACCCTCTTAGAGGGTATAGACTATCTATTTATAACCTGTAAAACCGTATTAGAGGGTATAGAACTACTCTCTATTTATATCCAACCCTGTCAAGCGTTTAGCAACATTAAGATTGCTTATCAAAGGGGTATGTCCAGTGGGGTGGTAGGGTAATCCCCCAATAGACCTCACGGTCAAAAAAAGCCGTAGGGAGACCCCCTCTACGAAATCTCTTCGGGAAAAGGGTGGTCCCTATCCCGTAATAAGCACCCTCAATCCTCGGACACCCGAGGGGGGGTGACTACCGCTGGGCTGCTACCCGGCGTAAGGAAGGAGGTGATTCTATATGGCGAAGACGTTCAAGCTCACAGCCTGGGGCGAGGAGTACGAACTCGTAGTCCGCACCGCTACGTACCAGAACAACGGCAACACTGCCGTGGTTCTGGAGACGGTAGACGGTGAGGGCTTCGCGTACCTCAGCGCAAACCTGGATGTGGTTCTACCGGCTGGTCACTTCATGCTGAAGGACTATTCGGAGAACGAAGAGCTTGTTGCCGACCCTGTGATCCAGGGCCTGTACACCCCATGCGAGGTGCACGGCCCTGAATCGTCAGGCTACGTGACACTCTCGTGCCACATCCTCAAGGCCTAGCAGGGCCATAGCTCGGGTGAGGGGTGCTCCCTCACCCGTAACAATCGAAAGGAGGTGAAATAGATGCCACACTTTATGTGCACCGTGTGCAACAGGCGCAGGCCTAAAGACCGAACTGTCGGGCAAGAGCACGAAGAGCTCGGTTGGATCTGCCTGGACTGCTTGCACCACTACACGTTCGAGGCGTTGCGAATGATCGCAGGCCTCCACACGTGCAGCAGCTGCAGCATTAAGGGTACCAGCATGGATGGTGACCGTTACGGTCAGCAGAATGATTGGTATTGCGATGTCTGCACGTACGAAACACCGGAGATTAAGGGTTAAGGGAAGTTCCCTCAACCGTAGAAAGGGGGTGATAAATGGTGAAGGACCTGATTGGCTGGATAATATTTCTGGCCTGCTGGTATGTAGCCCTAGTCATAGGGCTACAAATCTGAGGAGAGGGGCGTTCCCTCTCCCGTAATAATCGCCCTCGTGGCGAAAGGAGTTTGGTATGGCAGTAGCCTACCTCATTAGGGCACTTGTCCAGGGTGACATGTCCCACGATGGTGCCCGTCAGGCACCGAAGGGCTTCAACGGCTCTTGGGATCTTCGTTATGATTCCAAGACCGGTGCGCCAATGCGTCTCTTCACGGTTGAAGAGCGCGCAGTTGACGCCGAAGGCAAGACCAAGGTGACCGGTTATTACAACTGCGTTGCCAAGGGCGAGCTTAAGGAGGCCATTGAAGCCGCGCAATGGACTGAGGTCGAGCTCGTTGCTGACCTCAGGTTCAACCGCGACACCAAGTATCTCCAGCTTGAGGTGGTGAAAGTCTCACCAGTCAAGTAATACCAAGGGGCTAGCGGGGGATAGGGGTAACCCTATCTCCCGTTAGTTCCGTATGGGGTACCTGCCTTCCCTGGCCCGTAACAATCCGGGGAAGCTTGCTCAACCTGGCGAAGCTTTATCATTAAGCTTTCTTAACCTGACGCATGCGCTGCATACGATAGCAAGCATACTCAGTTAAGCATTGTCAAGTGATAAGCTAGCACAGGGGTAGGCTGGCGCGGTTGCGTGTTACCCTTCGGGTGAGGGTGGATCCCTCGCCCGTAATAAATCCTGCCTAATGGCAGGCTAGTTTAGTCCCGCTATGCGGGGGAAGGAGATGCAAATGCCAACAGCATTTGTAAAGCGTGCTCTCATTCAGGGAGCAATGGATCATGAAGGTGCTAAGCAAGCACCCAAAGGCTTCAACGGAAGCTGGGATATCCGATACAACTCCAAGACTGGAGACAAGTTGAGGATCTTCACGATCGAAGAGCGCACCTCAGATGAGGCAGGCAAGCTCAAGGTTACAGGTTATTATAACTGCGTAGCCTCAGGCGAGATCATGGAAGCAATCGAAGCAGCTCAGTGGAGTGAGGTCAGCCTCATCACCGAGATCAAGTTCAATCGAGATACCAAGTACCTCCAGCTAGAGGTAGTAAAGGTTCTCCCAGTAGAGGCATAAGGTTCAGTTTAGAACCCGCAATCAACCGGATAAGTGGCATCCCGCGCAAGCGGGGTGCCATTTATCCTCAATGCCCAGGCTTGATAAACCTGGCGAAGATGATAAGGAGATGACAAGTGCCTAGGTGTCCATGGTGTGATCATATCAGTGAGCTAAAGTACCAAGGCTTCTGCTCAAAGGAATGCTTAGACGATGCAGGCCATGAGTATGAGAAGTACCTAGACAAGTTCAATGATTACATGGCAGGTTATCCAGTAACATTCGAGAAGATCAGGCGTAAGAAGAAGGAGGAGCAATGATTTGCCAAGCCATGAATGGCAAGCGGCTATGTACCTATGATGGTATCCGTACTGTCAAGGGTGGCAAGCTACTATGTCTGGTACATATCGACTCATTCTTTAAGGGTGAACAGATCAAGTGGGCGCCAAAGCGCCTGCTCTCATGGGAAGTTGAGCGCCGCGCATCGGCAGCAGCCGAACGCTACCGTATCAACAAGCTAAATGAGGAGGTATACCGTGCCTAATGAACCATATGTAACAATCGGTTGTATAAACTGCAGCAAGCTAAGGGTATATAAAGATTCATTCGGAAACTGGATTAGAATAGTAGACTTGCCTAAGTTCTGCGATGATTGCGGAGAGGCATACCTCGCAAGCTATATAGAATATGTAGTCCCAACATCAGAGAAAGGAGGTAATGAATAATGGATTTAGCAGCATTTCTATGGACAGTAATCGCTTCCATCATTGGAACAGTAGTAGGCATTGTCATTCTTAGTGTCGCAGACAAAGCTTATGGTATCTTCAAGAACTAGTCATCAACGAGTCGGGTAGCAGACCGACTCACCCAGGTAGGGATGGGGTAGCCAGCGGCAGGCTACCCCAATCCCTCTCAATAAGAGAAGCGTGATAAACCTGGCGAAAGCGCAAGCGTTGGCGTGTGCTTTTGCTTGTGGCGGGGGGTGTTCCCTCGCCCGTATTAGAAGCTGCCTAATGGCAGAAGGAGGAAGCTATGGAAGACAGGGTCAAGGTAGACCTACAGTTTGGGTTCCAGCGTGAACAAGCAGAAGAAGCATTAGCTATCCTAATCTCAGGATACTATATGCTTGAGTCATTCCAGAAAGCAAAGCATCGTTTCCGAAGCAACTATCCTGAGGTGTTCACATCATCCGAAGAGATGATGATTGCTGATGGCCTGACACAGACAGAAGCAGAGAGCAATACTATTCAGGCATTAGAACAGTACTTTGATTTGCTTGGCAAGATGGTATACATGCTGGGTTATGAGCTAGCTCAAGAGCTAGGCGCTCCATTCCCAGAGGAAGAGACCATCGTTGCACATCGTCAGGTATCAGACCTAGATCAAGAGGAGGTGATGAATGAACTAAATCGTATCATGAATACCAATAACTAAGGAGGTACAATGGTTGACAGTAACGAAGTGGAGTTGACAGTACCACCACAGGATCCTGATGTATCTTGTGATGGTGTCAATCACCACGTAAAGGTAGAGTTTGTAACCTACTACACCTTACCGGATAATGTCTGGCGCAAGTGGGCCAATGGCACTGCCGATCAGGTGAAGGAAGAGGTTGCTAAACTAAAAGCAACAGCAGACAATGACACATCAGTGTTCATTGATTACTGCTGCGAAGCATGCAAGGAGGAAGGTAATGGCTGACATTGGAGATTTCAAGGAGCAACTAGAGTCTGTCCAGTCTAGCATTGAATCAGCTGGGTACAGTGCAGACCAAGCAGCAGATGAAGCGAAGGCTGCTTATCAGAACATTGATGCTGCACTAGCAGTCATTGGTGATCTTGTTGACAGTGTTGATAGCATCATCGGCTACAGCAAGCATGACCTAGAGGTAGCAATGCGCCACCTCAGTGTCATCGGCAGGCTGCAGGCCATGTATCTTAACCGGCTCGACAATGTGGTTGAGAACAATCACATTCCAGACAAGGTTAAGTTCGCTAACTTCATTGCATTCCTGGAGGCTATCACCAGCTGGGAAGGTAGCCAAATGGTATGGGATAAAGAGTATAAGATCGAGTCTTACTATGAGAACTCGACTTATGGATATAAGACTGCAAAGTCAGAGGAGGTCTAACATGGCAACCAAGAATACTGAAAAGTGTGGAGCACCTAAGCTTAAGGAACTACAGGCTGAGTTCAATCAGCAGGTAAGCGTACAAGTAGATAGCGCAAGCATCGTTGCTTTGATCATGAAGGCTTCATTGCCTGAGCTGGCCAAGCAAGTAGCCAAGGGCAATAGCTACCATAACTCTGTCAATGGTGCTATCAAGGCGTTGAATACAGCAACCGCTCTTGACCTTAAGGTTACAGAGATTAACGATGCATGGGATGGGTATCACGGATTCAACACTGTCCTAAGCGATGCTGGCATGCTTCGTCAGTGGCGAGCGCAGCGTCCAGGCTGTGACTTCACTGAGAATGTAGACACAGCTGATCTGTACGATAGTACAGTAGCCGAGGTTCACATCACCTTCAGCAAGAAGCTGAAGGACAAGAAGTTCTTGGCATCAAAGGGTGTCAAGTAATAGCTAAGTAGGGTGCAGCCGGATGGGTTAGAGGTGTGGTTCACCACCCATCCGGCACACGCTACGGAAGGAGTAGTTATGTGTGAGAAGTATAATGGCTGGACTAACTGGGAAACATGGAACGCAGCGTTATGGATTGGTGAAGTAGATGGAATGGGAGATGAGATCTTTGCTCAGGCTCTCAAAGAAATCGAAGCCAACACAGACGATGACACTGTAGATATCCCAACAGCTAAGTACGCTCTATCCAAATGGCTCGAAGAGTTCTCGACGGAGATGTTCTTTGGACACATTGACAGAGACGAACTGCACGGGCCAGCAGCAGATGCCATCTATGTAGGTTACATTCCATCTGTCGATTGGTATTCAATCGCAGAACATTATATCAAAGATGCACAGGAGGGACTATGAATACAGCTATTGAAGGTGGCAAGACAGAGTCAGGTATCCAGTGGGAAACCCATATGGATTATGACTATGACACAACAGATATGCGTAGCGATTTCTACATCATCGGCACTCGTGGTACCGGCAGGCACATCAAGGTAGATGAGTACTGCGATAGTATGGATGAGTTCGATGCTGCTCTCAAGGCAGAGAGCATCGTGTACTACCAGCCGCTGTTCATGCTGGCACACAGTGGTGTCAGCGTCAGCCTTGGTGGATACAATGACCCATGGGATAGCGGCCAGTGTGGATTCGCATGCATCACTCGCAAGATCGCAGACGAATGGGGTCTACTGCCACATCAGTACGAGGGATTCCTTCGTGATGCGGTAGAGAACTTCGACGCCTACCTCAGAGGTGAGGTGTTCCGATTCGACATCTATACAGAGAACAAGTGCAAGGAGTGCGGATGCACTAGCACTGAGACACTGGATGGATGCGGAGGGTATGTGTACCCAGGTGGATATGCTAAGTTCTTTGAGGAAGTAGTAGAACCAGCCATTGCTGAATGCGAGCGACAGCTAGCTGAAGCTGAGCACCAAGCAGAGAAAGGAGTCAGGTCAGATGATTAGTCTTAGAACTATTGGCATTGTTAAGTGTGTCGAATGCAACAAGGTATTCGACCTTGATGTAGAAGAGCAAGCAGCAGAGTGGTACTATGGCCACGATTGCTTTATAGAGGAGGAAGATAATGACTAGCCGAATCTGTTGGGAATGTGACCAGGCGCTAGCAGAGTATGACGAAGGCCACATCGTTGTTGACTTCTCTGAATCAGCAGAAGACTGGAAGATCTATTGTGAGGATTGTTGGCAGAGAATGCTGAAAGATAAGGAGGGATGAGATGGTAAACTTTGATGCAATGAGAGAGCTAGAGAACCAGACGCAGCTGAAGCATCTCGAAGCAGAGGCAGCGTACATCATGAAGGAAATGATTGACCCTATCCTTGGTTGCACAGTTGTCAGCGGGTTGGTAGACAGCTCAGACATGGACGGCATGCCCATGTTTGCTAACCCATTCCCAACCATCACATTCCGCAGGCCGGATGGCACGCTGATTGTGATGATGGTATCAGCGGACGACGAGTGCAACGAAGGCGGACGCCTTATCCAGATAGCATAGGAGGAACTATGAAGATACTAGACATAGAGCTAAGCGACAAAGAGGTAGTCAGCATCTACACTACAGCACTCGAAGGTGGCATTGGATACTGGGCCATCGCAGACGAGTACAAGTGGCAGTACTTGTACGAGGACTGGGAGAATGACATCGTTCATCCTCTCGAACCAGACCAAGTACTAGTGGTTCTATCCGATACAGAAGACGATGACTTCAAAGATGAGCAGCTAACACCGGCTAAGATCAGAGCTGGTGTCAAGCTACTCATCGAGAAGTATCCACACATGTATCAAATCCTCGACGATCAGTTCCATGTGGATGCAGATGGAGCTGATGCAGTAGTACAGCTTGGACTATTCGGTGAGATAGTCTACGGCTAAAGACAAAGCCCTAACAGTGGATTCCTTCCCCACTGTTAGGGCATTTTTTTTCAAGCGCACCCACCGTAACAACCTGGCGATAGGCTACTGCAGTAGTTCTGGCTTACGCTTTCCCCTAGCTGGAGGTGGTGGAGATTCAGACGGAGGGGTTATTCCTTTCGCCTGGAGCACAGAGTTTAACAGGGCGAAGGCGGCGTCCCATCCATCGTCGTACCCATCGTCGTATGTTTCCTGCAGCAGCTCCTGCATTTTATGTTCGGTGTGTTCGCACATCGGTGGCTTGCACTTGCAGTCCACCTCGATAAATACTTTCTTCATGTTACCCCCTAAAGCTGGCGGTCGACTTGACAAACTCTAGATCGCACACACCGGTCGGACCATTGCGGTGCTTGGCAATCTTGCAGCTGACCACCTCAGACTGCTTAGTAAAGTCTGGCTGTTCCTTACGCCAGAGCATGAGCACCATGTCTGCATCCTGCTCGATGGCACCGGAGTCACGCAAGTCGGAGAGCCGTGGCTCACCGGTATCACGGTACTCACTCATGCGACTGAGCTGGGACAGGGCGATGATCGGTACGTCCAGCTCACGGGCGATGCCCTTGAGTGCACGGCTGATGTCGGCTACCTCGTTGACCCTGTTCTGGTCCTTGCCGCTACGGTCAGGGACCATGAGCTGCAAGTAGTCGACGATGATTAGGTCAACGCCACGCTCAGCTGCAATCTTACGGCACTTCGACCGCATCACAGATGGGCTGGCAGTTGGCGAGTCATCAACGTAGATGCCTAGCTTAGACACCGTATTGGCCCAGTCCTCCAGGTCGCTGAGCTGCACCATGTCTAGCCCACCGTTGC